CGACCAGCTTACTTGGACTGCTTTAGATGGTAAAAAATATGCAGCTATTGGTACTTCTAAACTATTAGTTATTTATTATCAGGGTTCTTTTTTTGATATTACACCCCTTGGCACGGCTTTAACTTCGTGTACCTATACCTCTGTAACAAGTTCAACAACAGTCACTATTAATAAAGCAGGACATGGTTTAGAGGTGGGTGATTATATTATATTTACAGCTGTTACAACTCCAGGACCTACTACAACAAGTTATATAACAGCAGATTTTACAACTAATACTTTTGAAGTTAAAACGGTTCCTACATCAGGAACTTTCACAGTTACTATGGCAACTGCTGAAACAGGAACGGGCGTTACAGCAGGAGGCACTATTACTACAACTCCTTATATTATTATCGGACCTAATTTTCAAACTCCTGCCTATGGTTATGGTACAGGATATTGGGGTGGAACTATTCCAACTTCGGTTACAACACAATTAGATGGATCACTTAACAATTCAAGTCCAACAGTTACTGTAGATGCAACTGCTGCATTTCCAACATCTGGTCGAATAGATATTGATACAGAATTAATTACTTATTCAGGTAAAACTGCAACTACTTTTACAGGTTGTGTAAGAGGCGCTAATGGATCTACAGCTGTATCACATTTAGATAATGCAGTGGTAACTAATGCAACATTTTGGGTTGATTGGGGTGAAGAATCAAATACTGCAGGTGTAACACTTGCACCCGGATCCTGGTCACTCGATAACTTTGGACAGATTCTAGTTGCAACAATTAAGAACGGAGCAACATTTACTTGGGATCCATCTGCTGCAGGAGCCACATCAACTCCAGTAAGAGCAACTGTTGTATCTGGTGCACCAACGGCTTCTGTTATGAGCATTGTATCTGATAGAGATAGACATTTATTTTTAATTGGAACAGAGACAACCATTGGATCACCTTCTACACAAGATCCAATGTTTATAAGATTTTCAAATCAAGAAGACATTAACACTTATGCACCAACAGTAACTAACACTGCAGGAACTTTTAGACTAGATACGGGTAATGAAATTATAGGGGCTATACAAGGTAAAGATTATATCTTTGTACTTACTGATGTAGCAGCTTATGTTATTCAATTTGTTGGTCCTCCATTTACATTCTCTGTAAGACAAGTTGGAACAAATTGTGGATGCATTGGTCAACATGCTATGGTATTTGCACAAGGCGCTGTGTTTTGGATTGGCTTTGGAGGTGGTTTTTTTGTCTATGATGGAACGGTTAAACAGTTGCCATCGTTAGTTGAAGACTTTGTATTTACAGATTCTGGAGATAATTTAGGTTTTAATTTTGATGCAAGTCAAATAACTTATGGCTATCACAACTCATTATACAATGAAGTAGGTTGGAATTATGCAAAAGCAGGATCAACACAGGTTGATAGAAACGTAGTTTATAATTATCTTGAAAACACTTGGACGACAGGATCATTAGCAAGAACAACTTACGCAGATGCATCTACTTTTGATTTACCTTATGCAACAGAATTTTATTCAACTAACACTCCAACGTTTCCAACTATTAATGGTGTAAGTGCTTTAGTTGGAGCAACTAAATACTGGCAACATGAAGTAGGTGTTAATGAAGTATCTGCAACGGGTGTTAAAACATTAATTGCAGCTTTTATAGAATCAGGAGATTATGATATTTCAGAACAAGGTATAGGTGGAGACGGTCAATTAATTATGCGTGTTAGAAGATTTATTCCAGACTTTAAAGATTTATCAGGTAATGCAAAAATTACATTATTCTTTAGAGATTACCCAGCCAATGCAAATTCAACACCTTCTACTACGCCTCCATTAATTACGGGGCCATTTACAATTACCTCATCTACTGATAAAGTAGACACCAGAGTTAGAGGAAGACAGGTGAGTTTAAAAATAGAGAATGATGCTCTTGATGAAACTTGGAGATACGGAACTTTAAGATTAGACATTGAAGCAGGAGGAAGAAGATAATGGCAAAGATAACAGCATACATACCAGAACCTACACCTGAGTATGATGTAAATAATCAAAGACAAATTTTAGAGTCAATTTCTACATTAAAAAATCAATTAAATTTTTCTTTTCAAAAAGAGATAAAAGATGAAATAGAAACATTTAGTTGGTTCTTAATTGGTACTGGAACAAGAATTTCTACTAAAGGAAATACTATTCCAGTGATTACTGGACAACAATTAACTGTTGCATTGAATGCTGTAACAATCATTTTATAACATGGCTATCTCTTATAAAATACAAGGATATGATTTAACTACAAGTATTTTAACAACAGTGTTAACGATTAACACTTCTTCTGTTGCAATCGTTAAAGAGATTAGTATTGCAAATGATACAGGTACAGCTAACGAAGTTAATTTTTTTGTAAGAGATGAATCTGCAACTACCAGTTATAAATTTTATCATAATATCATACCTTCTGATTCTACCGATGGTGCTGTTAATAATACTTTAGTTTTAGAAGAAGGAGATAGTTTACAATTTCAATCGAGTGCTGCAAATGCTATCTCTGGACAAATATCATTTGCTCTGTTAACAAGGACTGGAGAAAATGGATAATATACCTAAGATAGAATGTACGACAGAAGAAATAATAAGAAGTAAAAAAACTGGAAAAACATATAAAACAATGGAAGATTTTCTAAAAGAAAACGTTATGGAAGATCTACAAAAAGATTTATTTGTTAAGATAAGTCCAGAAGGTTTGAATTTAATGCAGAGAATAATGAATAAAAAATGAATCCAAGAGGCGGAACGGAACTTCAAATGGAGTTTCTAGAAAGATATGTAGAGAAAGAGTTATTAGATAAAATTCAAATAACAACTTCCGTACCAGAAAAAATACCCTTACATCCATCAAAAGTTAATATTCTTTGGCAACAAAATTCCTACGATCAACCTAATTTAGTGCATTGGTTTAAGGATAAAAGCAATCATGACAAGTATGATTGGTATGTATTTAACTCTCATTGGTCTTATGAAAAATATAGAATGGTGTTTGATATACCAACTCACAAATCTGTAGTTATAAAAAATGCAATTGATAAGATTGAACCTAGTAAATTAGAGTATAAGAAAGGTGATCCGATTAAATTAATTTATACTTCAACGCCGTGGCGAGGTTTAAATGTATTACTTGCGGCCATGCAATTAGTTGAGAATCCCCTTATTCAATTAGATGTTTATTCTTCAACACAAGTATATGGAGATCAATTTAAATCAGCTAATGATGATAAATATAAAGATTTATATGAACAAGCAAAAACATTAAGTAATGTAAATTACATTGGTTATAAACCTAATGAATTTATAAAAGATAATTTAAAAAATTATCATATGTTTGTTTATCCAAATACATGGGAAGAGACATCTTGTATTGCAGCAATAGAAGCTATGGCTGCCGGACTTTATTGTATTACAACAGATTATGGTGCATTGTTTGAAACGTGTGCAGAGTTTTCAGCTTATGTACCTTATGAAAAAGATTTTATAAAACTAGCTAAAACATTTGCATCAACCATTGAAGCAGCTGCAACTCAATTACACGAACCTTATGTTAAAGAACATTTAGAGTTTCAAATAAATTATACGAACAAATTCTATCTATGGGATTCAAGAAAAAATTATTGGAATAAATTTTTACAAGGAGCAATCAATGCAAGATCCTAGTAAACCTATTTGGTTTAAAAAAGTAAACGAAGAAAATAAAACAGTTGTTAATTTAGGAAGACCTACAACTAGACTTTATGTAGCAACCCCTGTGCACAGTGAATGTTCTATTCATTACACACAGTCTTTATTAAAGTTTCAACAACTTTGTATCATGAATAACATCATGGTTTCTTTTTCATTATTGAAATCATCTTTAGTTACACAAGGTAGAAACTTATGTGTTGCTAATTTTTTAGGAGATCCTAATGATCCAACACACTTATTATTTATAGATTCAGATATTGAATTTAAGTTTGAAACTATTATGCAAATATTAAAATTTGATAAAGAAGTAATATCTGTTCCTTATCCAATGAAGTGTATTAGCTGGGATCAAATATGGAATAGAGTACAAAACAAAACTATAAATAGTAAAGATGAATTGATGAGAGCTGGACACACGTTTCCGGTAAAGATGGATAATATTATGGATCCGGTAACTAAGAAAGTTACTATCAATAATGGTTTAGTTGAACTCTCGCACGCGCCCACGGGATGTATGTTAATTAAAAGACAAGTGTTTGATAAGATGATTAAAGCTTATCCAGAAGACTTTATTGATCAACCAACTATTATAAATGGAGAAGCAAAAACTAATAAATTTATGTACAATTTTTTTGATACCGTACATGATAAAGCAAGTAAAAAATATTATGGAGAAGATTTTGGTTTCTGTAAAAAATGGACTGAAATAGGTGGCAAGTGTTATGGCTATATTCAATCAGATATAACTCATGTTGGAGAGTATCAATATACTGGTAAATTACTGGACAATCTAGAAAAGGTTTCCTAAAATCGTTGACGATTTGAATAAAAACAAGTAAAGTGTACGTTTTCAGGACTCTGTGCCTGCCTTATTAACTATTAAATTATGACAATATCGCGAGCACAAATGAATAGACAATTATATCAAATGGGTGGCATAGGAACATTACCAATGGATTTTGGTCAACCATTACAAGTTTCTCAACCAATGATGAATCCATCTTTTGGACCAATGCAATCAATGATGAATAATCCAATGTCAAATTATGGACAGACACCTTTAACAATGGCAGGTGGTGGTATTACAAGATTAGGTTATCAAGAAGGTGGTATGGATCAGATGATGATGGAACCACAGATGCAAGAACAAATGATGCAGCCTCCAATGCAAGAACAAATGATGCAAGCTCCAATGCAAGATCAGATGCAAGGTCAGATGATGCAAGGAGCGGGTGGCGAGGAGCAAGGACAAACTGCTCTTCTTACAATTGTACAATTATTAATAGAGCAAGGTATTGATCCTGAAACAGCAAGAGAACTTGCAATGCAAATATTACAAGCATTTGCACAAGGTGGTGCGCCTGCAGTTGAAGAATTTGCAAATCAATTAGAGCAAGAAGAAATGCAACAAGAGCCAATGATGATGGCAGGTGGCGGTATTATTACAATTAGACAAGGTGCTAAATTTGGTAAAATTTTTAAAAGCGCAGCAAAAGCAGTTTCAGGAGTAGTTAAAGGAGTAGCAAGTGCAGTTAAGTCAATTGCTAAATCTCCAATAGGAATGATTGCATTATCTATTGCTGCACCTTATGCATTAGGCGCTTTAACTGGTGGA